AGGATAATCGGGGGGTAAACCATTCAACAGTGCGTCCATACATACCCTTTCACTTCTCATAATATTTTATGGGGGGGAAAGGGGGGGTAAACTCTCTAACCAACATCAAATAAATTATTTAACTATACCAGATATTTATTATAGTTAATATGAATAAGGAGTTACATAGAATCTTAATGGAACTAGATAATAAATTCGATATTGAACTTAAGGAATATTTCTCTTTACCAGAGGAATTAAAAAAAGAATTAACAGATTGTGTTGTTGAATATTATCTACCATTACTCAAGACCAGTGACTCAGCATTAGAAAACCTCTTGTTCGCATACGAGACAAAGTTGGAAGAAGCAATTGAAAGGGAATCATTTGAGGAAGCAGATATGTATAAACGAATTATGAAAACACTTCAGGATATAAATTCATTCAATGAAGAAGATTGGAAACAGGCACAACAATAAATAACTGGATTGAAAAAAATTATAAGGAATTAAAGAAGATATGTTTTAGCATATCCAAAGGAATAGATACAGAAGAACTATGTCAGTTCTGTATCGAACAATTCTTAATTAACAAATCAATCCCCAATCTACCGGAAGCCCATCGATTATTTTATTTCGCAAAAATTGTAAAGAACAATTTCTCTTCAACGAGTTCAAGATATCATTCCTTATACAGAAAAAAAAGAACAGAAGAATTTGTAGATATCGATATTGTAGAAGAACCTTATGTTGATGACCCAATAGATTTAAAATGGGTACAAGAGCAAATAGAAAGAGATATGAAATATGGGGACTGGTATTATTCAAGGTTATTCCAAATCTATATTGAATGTGGGGCATCCGTTACAAAGACATCAAAATTAACAACCATTCCAACGAACTCTGTATCTAGAGATTTAGCCCGTTATAGAAAAAGATTATCGGACCTAAGACAACAAACCAGAAATAATCTTGATTCAGGATATTTATAATAAAGTAATAACATGAAAGATGAAATGTTGGGTAAGATAAATCAGAGCAAATATTTACTGACCTTAAAATATTAATATCATTAACTTATGTTTCTCGGATGTGGTTGTAAAAATAAAGTAGAACAACAAAAACCTACAATGGTTCAAACAAACAATGTAATCGAACTTGTTGAACTTGAAGAACCTCCATATGAATTAGAGGAAGTTCAAAGAGTAAGAGAATATTTCTTTTCCAAATTCAAACAAGAAACAGAAAGGAACTATGCTGTCGAATGGAATAAAACTTATTTCGAACCCCAACAAATAGGTTATTGTGATGCTGCTTGTCTGAACAGAATAAAAGATAGAGCAGAATTTGCTTATAAAAAAATACAAGATTATGTCAACTGGAAAACCAGTAGGGAGACCTCGTAAAACATTGGAAGATTTACCCGATGGATGGAAACTCAGACTTAGAGAGATGGGTGAAGAAGGAATGTTGGATATAGATGCTATCGTATATCTTGGAATATCGAAAGCCACATTCTACGAATTATTGGAAGAATATTCAGAGTTTTCAGACGCCGTTCAAGAAATGAGGAATTTATCTCAAACATGGTGGGCTTCAATACCAAGAAAATCATTCAAAGATGGAAAATCAAAAGAAATAAATTCCAATTTATGGCACCTCGTTATGAGAAATAAATTTGGAAACGAATGGAACATAGAAAGGAAGGTTGATATCACAACAGGAGGAGAGAAGATAGATTCAACAAAGAAGATAGAAATAGAAATAATCAAAAATAAATTGGAGAAAGATGGGGAGAATACTTAAAGGATTAACAAAGAGAGCAACGGAATTTCATTTAAATAAATTTTCAAGGTTTCAAACTGTAGCAGGTTCAGAGAACAGAAGTGAATATAAGACAGTATATTATTGTCTTACCTTTCATTTTGAATCTCTAACTGAAGAACCATTAAAGGGGTTCAAGAAGTTTCTATGGTCATTGAAACAAAGAATAACAAAGACAATCAAGAACGATTGTTTTAGTACAAGATATCTAACAGATATTCAGATTTCTGATTCATTTAAGGATACTGGTTTATCCTGTGTTAAAATTGAATTTACATTCTACCCCAATGATTATTTCACAAAAGAACAACTGACTGAGACATTGAATTATTTATCTGAGGTAGTAGAGAAATATAACTTCTCAGATAATGAAGAATATAAAATCTATAAGACCTTAATGGACCTACATAAATTTAAAAAGAAAGGAAGATATGCCTAAGTCAAGAAAGAGAAAAGACCATAAGAAAAGGGTCGAGAAAAGAAACGACAAAATAAAAAAGGAATGGGAGAGAGCTTCAAAGGAAGCATGGAAAAAATACGAAGAGAGCAAAAAGAATGGAGAATCAAATATTCAATGAGGATTGTTTAATAACGATGGGTAGAATGCCAGACAACTATATTGATTTGGTATTAACTTCCCCACCTTATGATGCGATGAGAAAATATGGTGGAGATAAAACATATCATCAAAGATTAAAGGATAAAGGTTATTCATTCCCATTTGAAGATATTGCGAAGGAGTTAGTAAGAACATTAAAACCAGGTGGGGTGATAATGTGGAATGTGGCAGACCAAACAATTAAAGGTTCAAGGACAGGTAATAGTATGAGACAAGCATTATATTTTATGGATTTAGGATTAAATCTACACGACCATTTAATTTGGTATAAGACAGGCACACCATTTCCATCCATCTACCGATATAGGAATGTTTGGGAGAATATGTTTATATTTTCAAAAGGAAAACCAAAAACATTCAATCCAATTCTGAAAAAGAATAAAACAGGTGGGAGAATATGGGATAACAGGAGACAGAGGAATCATGAAGGAATATTAGAAGAAACAAAAGGTAGAGTATTGGTTAAAGAATATGGAATAGATGATAATGTTTGGCATATAACAAATGGGTATGCTAATTCGAAAATGTTCAAAGGAGCTGAGAGTCATCCAGCAATCATGCCAGATGAGATTGTAAAACGCCACATTAGCTCTTGGACTAATGAAGGTGATTTGGTATATGACCCATTCTTGGGGTCAGCCACGACCACAAAAATTGCTAAGGGCATGAAAAGAAAATGGTTGGGTTCTGAATTACATAAACCATATTATGATGTAGCGGAAAAAATAATGAATGAAGATTAAGACAACAAAAGTATTCGAGGACTTGATGAACCCCAATTATAGAAATTACATTTTTCAGGGGTCAAGTAGAGCGGGGAAAACTTATAACATCATTCTTTGGTTAGTTATCAATATTCTCCAACAAGAGAATAAAACCTATTCCATTGTAAGAAAAACATTGCCATCTCTTAAAGGTTCAGTATTAAGAGACCTAAAAGAGATTCTTTTGATGTTGGACTTATATGAGGAAGATAAATGGCACTCTGTAGATGGATACTGTGAGATTGGCTCGAATATAATTGAATGGTTTGGATTAGATACCGAAGAAAAAATAAGGGGAAGGAAGAGAGATATTTGCTTCGTAAACGAAGCTACAGAAATCACTTATGATGAATTTGTTCAGTTATCACTCAGAACAAGTGAGAGAATGATACTCGACTTCAACCCATCACTATGGAACTCCTATCTATACGATATGGAAAAACAGGATGATACATTTTATTCTGTTGTTACATTTAGAGACAATCCATTTTTACCACAGACACAGATTGATGAGATATTGAAGCTCAGAGAGCGTGACCCCAATCTGTGGAGGATTTTTGGTGAAGGTATCAGAGGCATTCCCACAAGAATGGTGTTTACTCATCAGCAAGTTTATATGGACTTACCATCACACGCAAAACTATTGGGATATGGAATTGACTGGGGATATTCTGACCCATCAACACTCGTAGCAGTACATTCCACAGGAGATAGCATCTATTGTCAGGAATTATTGTATCTGAAGAATGTGACCATTCCTGATTTTATTTATAAAATAAAAGAATTACCTGTAAATCTTACAGATGATTTTATTGCTGACTCAGCAAATCCCCAAGCAATCGAAGAATTAAGACGAGCAAATATCAACTGTAAACCTGTAAAGAAATCCTCAATACTCAGGGGAATAGACTTGATAAAGAGAAGTAATTTCTATGTTCATAATATGTCAAAGAATTTACAGAATGAACTGGTCAATTATTCTTGGAAGATAGATAAGAATGGAAATAATCTTGATGAACCGATTGATTCCAACAACCACTTGATAGATGGTATTCGCTATGTTTTAGAGATGAAGGTAGCAAGACCTGCTCAAGTTTATGTTTATTAAAAATTATATTTATTGATATGGAACGATATATAACCCACAATGGAAAAAAGTTCGAAATAAAAGAACCAACCATTCAGAATTATGCGAATGTGATGAAGCTCAGAGACCTTCTGA